AACCCAAACTAACCAACACCAACCACCCTACCCCCCTTTCCCAACACTCCCAACGCACGCCAGACCCGCCCCTGGTAGTGGTGGATGCCCGGCAATGGTGCGGGCGGTATGGGGAGGGTCGAATGGGCGTGTGTGTGATGGATCGATGCGGTTTACCAAAAAAAAATATTTCACATTTTCCTTATCATTCACTTTCCCCATGATTTCACTTCCCCTTTTTCCTTTCCAAAAATTTTGACAAAAATTGGTTAGGTAGGTTATATGGCTTTCCATTACCTATTAACGGAGTGTTCGGTGAGTGAGTTAGTAGAGTGTCCCCGCTGTGGGGAGAGAATGTTCCCTGTTGATGACAGAGGATATTTGTATATGAGTTGTCGGTGTGGAGAGGAGTTCGAGACTGATCTTCAGCGGAAACACAATGACCGACAGGATCGGTATGAAGATTCTAGATATGCGAAGGTGACGTAGTGGTTGATTTCACTAAGATACGAGAAGAGTATTTAGCGGGTGAGCGTGTTGGTGATATTGCTGACCGTCACCGAATTACGTCTAGTACAGTAGCAGAATATGTACGCAGAAACAATCTGGGCAAGCATAGAAAAGCGATTCAGGCGAATGTTAATCAGAAGGTGATGGCACAGCAGTCTATGGATGTTGTCGCTGAGTTAGCGATTATTAATGGAAGGGACGTTGCTCTTTCTAATCGCCTTAGAGACTTGATTGCTGGGAAGATGAATGATGATTTGACGGTCATGGATATTGGTTCTTTAGCCAGGACGCTGAAGGATGTTCAGCACGTTGGTCGTATTGCTCTGGATGCTAATTCCGAGGCGATAAGGACTGAGTTGTTGAGCAAGAAGGATCTTAGGGATTACTCGGAGACTGAATTGCTTCAGTTGCTTCAGGAGAATGAGGAGGAATAAATGGCGGCGTTAGCAAGTGACTTAGGGATTGATCGAGAGGAGATCCTGAGAGAATTACTGCTTCGGAAACAGGCTCCGAAAGATATGGTCAGGTTCTGCAAGCGCGTATCTGACATTGATGCAGCGAGACATCACAAGGTGATGATTGATGCGCTTGAAAGGGTAGCAGCTGGAAAGCTGAGTCGTTTAATGATCTTCATGCCTCCAGGTCATGCAAAAAGCACTTATTCTTCTGTTCATTTTCCAGCTTATTACTTGGGTGTTAATACTCGTAACTGCATTATCGGCGCAAGCCACACTCAGGACCTTGCGGAGAGATTCTCTAAGAAGGCTAGAGCAATTGTCCAATCGTCTGCATATCACGAACTCTACGGTTTCGGAATTGCACAGGACTCAAGAGCAGTTGCTGCTTGGGAGACTGAAAGAGGAGGAGAGTTTAAAGCGGCAGGTGTCGGAGCCGGTATTGCAGGACGAAGAGCTGATGTGGGATTGATCGACGATCCTATCAGGAGTCGAGAAGACGCTGAATCTGAATTGGTCCGTGATCGTGTGTGGGAATGGTACTTGGCTGATTTCAGGACTCGTTTGAAGCCGAATGGAGCCATTATTATCATTCAGACACGATGGCACCCGGATGACTTGGCAGGGAGAATTCTGCCGCCTGATTACCACGGACAATCAGGAAAAGTCACCTGTGTCGGAGGCGAGGAGTGGGAAATTATTAACTTCCCTGCAATTTGTGAGCAGGATGATGATGTTCTTGGGAGAAAGCTGGGAGAGGCGCTCTGGCCTGAATACTATACGCTTGAGATGCTTCTTGAAACGAAGAAAATGCAGACCTCTAGGAACTGGTGTTCTTTGTATCAACAAAGACCCAGACCGGATGATGCCAATCAGTTTGATGTCGAAAATCTTCTTGTAGACGGTCTGCCGGTTAAATACCCGGATTACTGTGATTCTGTATTTGCCGTCATGGATACCGCGACAAAGGATGGTGCTAAACACGACTCTACATTCGTTACTTATTTTGCCTATTCAAAGTTTGTCGGAACACCACTCGTTATCCTTGATTATGATATGGTGCAAATTGAGGGTGCGATTATTTCTGAATGGCTTCCTAGCGTTGTAGAGCATTGTGAGGATCTTGCAAAACAGTGCGGAGCAAGACTAGGCACTGCGGGAGTTTTTATTGAGGACAGAGCTTCTGGTGCTGTTGTCATTCAGCAGGGTCAGAGAAACGGTCTTCCCGTTACTCCTATTGCTATTCCATTAACGATGCTGGGTAAGTCTGAGAGAGCGATTAATGTCAGCCCCTACGTTTCGAGAGGAATGGTTAAGTTTTCGGAACACGCATACAATAAGCGCGTAGTTTATAAGGGAAGAGAGCGTAATCAGCTTTTATTCCAGATCACCAATTTCAGAGTCGGTTTTGACAACAAGACTGATGACGGCCTCGATACCTTCTGCTATGGAGTATCGTTGGCGCTAGGGGACTCAGAGGGCTTCTAATGGCAGTAGTATCAATGTCCAATGGTATAGAGCAAGGATCTCCTCTGTACGACATCATGATGTGTCAAAGCATCGCTCCTGGAGAACAGCCGTCATATATGGTGGCAAAGGAAATCTATGTGAGTCATCCTCTGGGGAAGAAGATTATTGACTCACCGATTGCAAGGGCAATGAACAAGAGGCGAGAGATCGTTGTTCTGGAAGCTCCTGATGCGATTGTGGATCGGTTTAATCAGGTTTGGGACGAACTTCAGGCAGATTACTATGTGGCAGATTGCTATAGATTATCTAGAATTTATGGAATCAGTTCTCTCGCGATTGTCCCGGAAGATGGGAATACTCAACGCCCTCTTCTCCCAGAAGAACTTTGGAAAGGTAACATCAAGTTTAATAGTCTTGATCCTCTCAATACTGCTGGTTCCTTGGTGGGCATTCTTGATCCTAATCGCCCTGATTTTCTCAAGTATTCAAGCATTGCTGTCCAGGGCAAGCCTTATGCTGCAAGCAGAGCGCATATCCAGCTTTATGAAAACCCTATTTACCTATCTTTTACCAATTCTTCTTTTGGTTATGTGGGTAGGTCTGCTTTCGCTCGATGCCTATATCCTCTCCAGTCCTACCTTCAGTCAATGGTGGCAGACAATCTGGTTATGGTTAAGTCAGGTGTCCTTGTTGCAAAAATAAGCCAACCTGGGAGCATTATTGATCGTGTCCAGCAAGCCGCACAAAATATCCGTCTCAATATCCTTAAGGGTGCTAGAACTGGAAATACTGTTTCTATCAAACCTGATGAAGCTATTGAATCTCTTGATCTTCATTACCTGGACTATCAAAAACAGCGCCAGAACATTCTCGAAACAATTGCTCTATCGCTTGATATGCCAGCGCAGTTCCTTACTTCGGATGCGCTCTCTCAGGGATTTGGTGAAGGCGAAGAAGACGCGAAGCTGATTGCGTCCTATATTGATCGGGTTCGTCTGGATATGAAGAACCTGTATGACTTCATGGACAACATCATCATGCACGTTGCATGGAGTCCTGAATACTACGAATCAATTAAATCTCGCTTCCCCGGAATCCCCAAGACTTATGAAGAATTTTTCATTGCTTGCAAGAGGTCTTTCAAAGCCATCTGGCCAGAAGCTCTGGAGCCTTCTAAGAAAGAGCGAGTCGAATATCAGCGCATCTCCTACGAATCCATTCTTCAGGTCTTTAACGCGCTTGAAAGAGTCTGTGAAGGGGAGAACAAAGGGCAACTCGTAAATTGGGTTGTGTCCAATCTAAATGAGATGGAAACACTCTTTCCTAATAAACTGGAAATTGATGTGGATGAAATCTCTGAACAGTCGCTGGAAGGTCTGCTTCAGCCAATGGGCGGCGTTAATGAAGAAGGTGTACGTCAGAAGACCAGATCCGAAGTAGTGCCTGATTCACAGCCAAGAAAGCCGAAGGCTATTAAGGGCATCAAGGAAAAGCAGCCGACCAAGAACATCGCTAAAGAGAATCGATGAACTATTATCGGAAAATTGATGATCTGGTGGCCAGAGCCTTAAAAGGAGAGGACGTACAAACTCTCCTCTATCAACTGGGCTACTTTATTGATGTTCTACCTGTTAAGGATGTTACTCCCGTCATAAAGCGGAAATTTACCTCTCAAATCGACTATAAAAACCTGCATAAACGGCATGATATTGCCCCTTATGTCATTGCGGCCCTCTATTTCCTGTTTAGGGACGAAAGAGATAATCGCATAGATTCTGCCAAGCGCCTTGCAAAAATGAGGCGTGAAGAGGCCAAGGAGACGGTTCTAAGGCGTTTTGCAGGATGGGTGAGCAGTATTCCTGTGTCCAGAACTATCTCTAACAAGCAAGAGATCGTTAATTTCATCTCTAAGCCTATTAAAGAACTCCCTAAACACGATAAAACGATTGCCGACGATCAGGCAAGGAAGATGGTATCTAATATGGATGCTATCGTTGCCAGAGAATGTGGCGCTATCGGCTACTATTGGCACTCTAATTTTCGAGTCCCCGGATATAATTATCGCAAGGAACACAAGCATCTTGATATAGATGGCAAGTTTATTATCCTGAAAGATAGCTGGGCCTATAAGGACGGTTTGATTAAAAGAGGTAATGAAATTTTCCAAGATGATATTGAGCAGCCAGGTGAATTACCTAACTGTAAATGCTCCTCTAAATACGTTTATGTCCTTGAAAATGTCCCTAAAGATTGCTTGACAAACAAGGGCTTAGAACGTACAAAGGGTAAATAAATGTCCTGTATGGTGGTATATGCCAACAGTATCTGAAGCACAAAGAAGAGCAATGTGGGCTGCCGCTGAAGGGCATTCCACATTAGGTATCCCGCAAGAAGTCGGCAAAGAATTTGTCGAAGCAGATTCAGAGAAATCTATGACTAAGGTTGTGGACGCTCCCGAATCTACTGAATTCAAGATCATGGAAGATATCCGATTTGGACGCCTTCCTAGTCCTCAAAAGTACGGTAACTGTTATCTATTTGATATTAGAGTTACAGGTACTGGCCTTGCAGAAAGGTCTGACGGAGAGATTGCTCACAAGTCTCCCGCGCACTATTTAAACAATGAGTTCCTTGCCCGTTGTAATGGGCTTCCAGTGATTATGGAGCATCCAGACAGTAAACTTCTGGACTCTACATCATTTAAAAACCAGATTATCGGTACTTCATCACTTCCTTATATCAAGGGTGATGATGTCTGGACGATTGCTCGTATCTACGATGAAGATGCCGCAATCAAGATGACTGAAAACCAGTTATCTACATCCCCAGCAGTGACCATCTCAAAGTCCGCAATAAAGACAGGCAATCTCCTTGAAGAAGGAAATCCTAGCTTTATTGACCATATAGCTGTCTGCTCCGCAGGTGTATGGGATAAAGGCGCACCTGACGGAGTTCGCATTGATTCAACCGAGGTACAACCTATGAGTGAAGCAGTTCACGCTCCCTCCGTGGGAGAAGAGGTCCTCAACAAGATTTTGGAGCGTCTTGACTCTCTAGAATCTAAGATGGACTCGAAACATGATATGGGCCACAACAAGCTCGACTCTGAAGAGAAAGAAGACTGCATGAAAGCAGACGAAGGTCTTTCTGCTGAAGAGAAAGAGGAAGTGAAAGAAGAGATCGAAGAGACTCATCACGAAGTGGACTCAAAGGCCGATTCAGAAGAAGAAGCGAAAGCCGATTCAGAGGAAAAGGAAGAAGAAACCAAAGAAGAGGAAAAGGAAGTGAAAGACGATTCACGCGCTGATAGCAAGATCCTTGAACTCGAAAAGCAGATTGCTGCTCTTCAGTCTAAGGTTGCAGACCGTAGTGTAGATGACCGTGAAGAGATGGCTCGCGTCCAGTCTCGCGCTGATTCTATTGCTATGGCTCTTGGCGATACAAATGGCATCGCGCCGTTGATGGGTGAAAGCGTCTTTGCATTCCGTAAGCGTCTCGCTTCTCGTTTTGCAAAGTTCTCTGATCGCTTCAAGGACGTGGATGTAAATGGCATCAAGGACAAGGCGCTTTTTGCTCCTGTCGAAGATGCAATCTATGCAGACAGCATGAGCTATGCAAAAGCACCTCCGGTTGCTGAAGGCACTGTTCACATGGTTGAAAGCCGTGATGAAGCTGGTCGCATGATCCGCACCCCTAGTGCTAACTCTGATCCCCGCGCTTGGATGGATATGTTCTCCAACGGCGCACGGTATCGTGGCAACATCCGAGTCTAAGGAGTAACTAAATGACTACTTTTAACCCCTACGTTATTACCAACGTACAGGACGGCTTCTCAGTACAGTCTCAGGGCTACTGGCAAGGCGATCTTCAGGACGATCCTGCTGTACGTTTCGCTCTGTCTGCTGGTGTTGTAGCAAGCAGCCAGTCAACCCCTCTGTGGGGCGGCGTTGCTGTTGCTGAATACACTGCTGGCTCATCTACTTATGATGCAGTCCAAGGTGGCGCGGCTCCGACGATCCTTTCTGCTACTGCTGTTACCGGTATTTCTGGTTTCACCGTATCTAATGGTTCTTATAGCCTTCCGACCACTCCGCAGTCTCCGGTTCCGCTGGCATCTGCTGGCAACAGTCTGAACTTCATTCGTGTAGGCACTGGCGCTCGCGTAGTTGTCGCTTGTGATAGCAGCATCATTGCTCTTGCTAACTCATTGAACCCGCAGACCATTTACTGGGATGTGGCTAACCTGCGTCTTACGACCACGGCTACTAGCAACATCGCAATCAAGGTCACTCTGTTGGAAGTTTCTTCTAACGGCGCATCTGTTTCCTATAACTCTGGCACTGGCTTCGCAACTTGGAATACTTCAAGTTCTGTAGCGGTTATCATCATCTAAGGAGCGAACTATGGCTAACATTACCGCTGGCTTCGTGCAGATCCATCCCAGCTACACGATGCCCGAACTTATCATGCAGTATCAACAGCCTTCTGGTGCGTTTCTTGCGCTCCCGAATGCTACGATCATGCCCCGTCTTTCACAGGGCGATCTGGCTGTATACATTAAGCGCCTGAACGTAAAGTCAGCATTTACTGCTAACCAGAACGTCAGCAATCAGATTCCGTCTTGCTCTGTTGATTCACTCCAGATCAGCACCCCGACCTATCTGCTTCGTAGCCGTACTATCTACGATCATCATGACATTGCTGCTGCTGGCAACTGGGGCTTCTCGCTTCCTGAAGCACAGCGCCTTGCAATGCGTCAGGGTATCAACCAGGGTCTGCGTAACGGCCTTCTGTACGGTTTCAACCCACAGAACACTGGCGAAGGTCTGCTGAATGCTCCGGGTGCTACCACCCTGAACCTCCCGGCTGACTCTTTCGGCAATGATACTGTTGTTACCTACGATAACGGTCAGATGGCTCAGTTCCTTGCACAACAGGTTGTTGCTGCAAAGATCCGTATGAACCAGCTTGGTCAGGCCGCTCGCGTTGTTATCCTTGGACCGCAGCGCGTTATCGGTCAGTGGCAGTACAGCATCGTTCAGTTGACCCAGTATCAGCGTGAAGGCGCAGGTTCTGCTTCTACTGCACAGACGCTTGAGCAGGTCATTGGCTGGAGCGGTGACGATCTGGAATTCGGTTTCGACGATACCCTTATTGGTAAGGGCGCTGGCGGCACTGATGCAGTCCTGATTGTTATCCCGGAAATCAAGGTTCCGTTTGTTGGTTCACAGCCGAACACCAACATCTTTGCTACCCTGACTCCGAGCCTTCAGGCAACGACTCTGCAGCTTTCCAACGTAGCGGCTCCGATTGAAATCACTTCGCCGCTGCCTGATGGTGCGCTGTCAACTCTGTCTGAAATGAGGGCAACTCCTGGCTGGGCTATTCGCTCACAGGGTACGACCATCATCTCGATGCAGTACAGCTAAAAGCGATATTGGGAGCGGGGTATAATAGCCCCGCTTTCAACTAAACAGGGAATAATGATGGCTAATTTATTTATCGCTAATGTTTCCACTCAGGATCATGTGTTCCATTGGACGCTCCCTGAAGGTCCCAAAATCTTCAGTATGCCGATTGCGGCGGGTGGACAAGCACAAGTTCTGCGTGATGCACATGATATTGATATCAGCTTCGTTGTAAATCACCATAAGAAATATGGTTTGGTTAGCATTGAAGATGCTAGAAAAGCAGGTCGAGATTCGACCAAGATTTCTCTGGTCTACTCAGATAAGCCGATCCCTCTAGAGGTATTTTGTGTAGTAGACGAAACGAATCAGGATATCCTTGCGGATCAGATTCAGCGCAATAAGGAAGAAACGGCTTACGGGATGATTAAGTCCATTGAGACTAATCCTGACTTGCGTGAAGGTGTTAAGGCTGTCGAACTTGAGATCATTGAAGACACTCCGAAGGAGAATGATCGTAAAGGCAAGTCGATGGTTAAGCAGAAGTTTAGTCACCAAATCAAGAGCTAATTATGGATGGACCGACTCTCCCTGGTTATGTCAGCTTTATCCGCAACATTATGGGTATTAACACTACCCTATTGCCAGATGGAAGTCCGGTCATCGAGTTCTCGTACAACTTTGCCCTGAATATCTGCACGGACTTACTTTCTGTAATTCCTCAGATACCAGGGCAATTTCTGTACATCACGGCTGTTTATAACCTTGCAGGTGACACATTGCTCACTTATGCACAGGATCAGCCGGGACAAACTTTCTTCGCACAGGCCAAACAGAAGTACCAGCTTAACGCATTCGTTTCTGGCGTTGTCTCATTCGCCGGTGATGAAGGAACTCAATCCACCCTATCGGTTCCAGAAGCTCTCAAGGGCCTTACGATTGGAAACCTACAGAATTTAAAAACCCCATACGGTAGAACGTATCTTCAGATTGCACAGGATTTCGGCTCACTCAGCCTTCTGGGTGTAGCATGAAACTTGTCCTAGGCGTTAATCCTACTTCCTATTCAGACCCAAAAGGGATTGAAGGAAACATGGACCCTGACGTTGTAGCAGTCGCTCAAGCAATTGAAAGAAAATACAAACTGATGGGTAAGTTTGTTGACATGAATCAACGGCTTGTAGGGGATGCTGTCGCTGAAATGGCGATCAAAAAACTAGAGGGCAATGATATCAATGAAGCGTCTGTACGCAAGATATCCTCTGCCTTCAAGGACGCCTTACAGTTGAAATTGTTCGACGGCAAGATTCCGGGTGTCGCTACAAAAGCGGCTAATGTCGGAAAGAGATGGCGCAAGAATAGCCCTAATCGCGGCTTCAATCGCCCCTCATTCATTGATACTGGAACCTATAAAGCGGCTATGGATGCGGTGATAAAGGATGCCTAATCTAGATCTTGGCGGCAATTTCCCTGACAATCCATTAGCGGCTGCTTTACAAGTTGGCCTAGGTTCAATTAGCCAACATCAAGAGATTACGTTTGTCTCGTATACGCGATACATCCTCCCTCTAGATGGAACTGTCTTCTGGATCAAAGATCCTGGAACTGCTCCAATCACCGTGTTTGGATCATTCCATTACAACACCGAGCAAAGGCAAGAACTTGATAAGACAATTGCTTATCAAAACATTCTGCTAACAACTCCTACAGAGATTGCAGACTTTAATGGTGTTCAGCCTAGCCAAATGTGGTTGGGTCAGGGTCCAGACTTCCAGTTTAGCTTCTCTTCTCATAACAACTATTATGAGCAAGCAAACCTGTGGCATTACACAGGACAAGCCGTATACCCTGAAATGTATACGCAGGTTCTACAGGACTTCTCAGAATTACCGACTGCTCCTGTAGTCTCCAATAGCTTGCCTATATGGATGGCCCTGAACAACTTTGGGCCTGTCTACCCGTCTTATCTGGTTCCTGAGAATATCGTTCCTCCATACATTGTTTGCCATATTGATCCTATGGCTACCAACCAAATGCAGCCTATTCCTCTACTGACAGAGAATGGAACATGGCAATTGATGGCTGAAAAGGTTCGATTAGTTATTTATGGTTTTGACAATCAAACAGTGCAAAACTATCTCCAGTATATTGTCAATTCGTCCTTAGATGGGTCGTTTGGCATTATGAAAATGGGTATGGTCGCGAGGGATGGTAAGCACATTCAGTCAGAATTGAATGCGTTAGGCCAACAGAAATTCGTTGATTTAGAAGTAAGTTATAATCAACACGCTGTATATCAAACCGCGCTGAACTATATTCGTCGTACTTTGCCCGTTCCTATCTATATTAACCCCCCGTAGGAGTTACTGATATGCCACAAGGTCCTTTCCAAACTATTTCACTGGGCAATGCAACCAGCAGCGCCCTTGATCTTACTGCAGCCACCGTAGTTAAAGCTACTCCTGGCTTTGCCGTAACTATCTCTGTTCTTGCTACAAGTTCTACCGCTGGCGCAATTTATGACGCTAAATCAACTAGCGGTAATACTGTTGCAAACCAGATCGCCGTTATTCCTGCAACTGTTGGCAACTACATTGTTAATTTCCCTGCAAAAGTGGGAATTACTGTTGCTCCCGGCACAGGACAGACTGTAGCAATCTCTTACAACTAAGGGGTAAGTCATGGCTTCTTTTAACCAAATCGTACAGACGAATATCTCTGTGCAGGTAGCACCGGCTCCGTCCAACTACCTTAACACAGCGGCTATCGTCTCTATCGGTGGCACCACATTAGCTGCCGGCACTACGCAGTATATTTCTGCCTCTGGTCAGCTTGACTCTATCTTGAATCCAGAACTTGCGGTTTCTACTGCCACTTGGTCTTCAGGTATTGTTACTCTGGTCACTTCCGCTCATGGTATTCCTGTAGGGACGACTACCACCATTAATGTTTCCGGGTGTACTCCTGCTGGCTATAACGGCACGTTTGTCGCAACGGCAGCTACCACCACTGAGTTCACTTATGCGGTAGCAACCAATCCTGGTACGTTGACAGGAAGCGGTACTGTAGAAACGGGTCCGACTCTTTATCTTGAAGCCGCTGATGCAACTTGGTGGGCGCAAGGCAATAGTCAGGTTGGTTATTACATCTATGAAACTGGAACGGCAGCCTCTGCAGCAGTTCTGACTTCAGTTCAGGCCTATCTTGCCGCTAATCCGCAGACGATTTATAACTGGGGATTCCTTCCGGGCATTGATGCTGATGCAACTGATGCAGAAGCGTTCTTCACGCTTTACAATAGTTTTCAGTCATTGCAGAAGTTTTATCTTCCCGTGACGGCAGCAACGTATGCAACGTGGGCAACTCAGAGTCAGCTTCTGAATGTGTTTGCTTTTATTCAGTCTCCCGGCGCCAATGCGAACACGGAACTGGATAGCGTTTCATTCATGCAATACATGACTGCTTTCAAGCCATCTGCTTCCAACAAACTTCCTCCGTCTCAGTATCGGTATCTGAGTGGTGTGACGGCTTATGCGCCGCTGACATCGACCCTTACCAATGCTTTTCTTTCTGGCAATATCAATTTCGTTACGACTGGCGCTGAAGGCGGCATTTCAAATACGATCATTGTTGCCGGTAAGAATCTGAATGGTACTCCTGCTAATGTCGCTTATTCAATCGACTGGGTACAGGTCAATATCAATCTTGCGGTATCAAATGCAGTTATTAATGGAAGCAACAATACGTTGAATCCGTTGTACTACAATCAAGATGGTATTAACTCGCTTCAGCAGGTTGCTGCAACAGTTGGTAATCAGGCAGTTCAAAGTGGACTGGCGTTAGGCCAGGTCATCACGACTTCTCTTGATCCGGTTACGTTCATTTCCAACATTGATGCGGGTTTGTATGCTGGCAATTTTGTCATCAATGCGATTCCGTTCAATACCTATATCGCTGAAAATCCTGCTGATTACGCCAATCAGTTGTATGCTGGCTTCCAAGTAGCATATACGCCTCAGTATGGATTCCAGACCATCGTGTTCAACATTCTCGTAACGCAGTTCGCCTAGGAGTAAAGCATGGCTACTAATCCGCTTTTGATCCCCGGCAATTTGAACAGAATCCGAGGGACCGTTTTGGTCCCCGGCAACACGGGACTCAGTATCACTGCACCTTACCTTGGAAAGGAAGGTATCGTTATCGCTCCGCAGACTGCTGTTGTCACGCAGTTTCAGGGAATGACCACGATTGTGAACTCTGAAGAACCGTATCAGATTGTCAATGTGACCGCTAACATCATGAAGTCTTTGGCTCTGTCTGCTGCATATATCAGCCAGATCCAGAAGTCTCCTACGATTGGCACTATAACCATTACCCCGGATACGGGAACGATGGCTCCGTTTACCTTGTATAACGTAGCTATCACCAACTGGGCGCAGATCAGCATGGCGGGTACGCAACCTGACTTTGCGATCACGTTCTCAGGTCAGTTCAATACTTCAAACGACCTCTGGCAGTTGGTATAAAAGAATAGAGTCGGATAGGGCCATCCCCGAATAGCAGACCCTGCTGCTTTCCGACTCTTCCTTTCAGGGTTCAATATAGGGAATTGAAATGAAGATTAACAAAAACTTGAATATCGTCTT